TACTGGTCTAGCAAGCGCCGACGAAGTACGGACCGCACAAGGCAACCAACACCCAAGCACACAAGAACCCGCCGAACCCCCCGCACCAACTAAACGCGTTTACAGCACCTACGCCCAGACACAAATGGACCGCAAACCCGAACATTCCGCCCCACGTGGATTAGCGACGCCAAACCAAGTGAAACTAATAGAAACCATGTCGAAAGAACGCGGCCTAGAACCATGCGAAACTAACGGCATGACCTATGCCGAAGCCACCGACGAAATAACACGGCTAAAAGGCAGACCCCGGACGTGAACGCGCTTATACTCGTCGGCTACTACATAGGCGTTACTTGTATTACCCTTGCCATACTTCCCAACAATAGGCGCGCATAGGTAGCGCGTCTGTTTCGTCTCGAAACACGGTTACGGCGCATTGAATGTAAACCCGTTCGCCTAAATGGATTAGTTCGGGGGCGTCCTCAACTATGCGTAGCGTTGGGTATTTCATTAGTGCCAGTTGTAGGCGGTGCTTAACGTCTACATAGTCGGTCATGTCAAAGGCCATTATTTAACGCTCTCAATTTGTCTAGTTCTTTTTCCATTTGGCGCGTTTCTGCGTTGTATACGTTTATTTGGTTTTTGCGTATGTAAATCGCTAACGCGTAGTCCTCTATTTTTAGGATTAGTTCACACTCTCGACAGTCTTTCTTAGGGAATGTTGTTATTGGTCCGAACGTACATTCGGGTTCGTGGTCGTTCATTTTTTGCGCTCTTTCGCTTCATAGTCATAAATAGCGTCGTGTATTTTGTGTAGTTTGTTCGTACAGTCATCTAGATAACTTGCGGCCCAACCGTCACACCACAAACAGACATAGTGGCTATCAAACCAAAAACACAACCCGCGCCAATGTTCAACCTCTAATTGTAGGCGTTTAATCTCATCGGCTGCTTCTAAACAAATAGGCAACTGTCCTAAGTATTTTTTTTTGCAGTCGGGTCACAATGTCATCAGTCATTTTTTTAGTCCTTGGTGTCGGCGTACTTCGTCTATTGCTTTTCGTAGCCGGTTATATGCCGCCCCGTTTGTTTGCCTGTATGCCACGTCGTACGCCGCTTCGGCCAGTTCCTCTAATAGTTCTATGTATCTTGTGTTTTTGCTTTTACGGGGTTCTAGTTGTACTTCGTGGGCTTCGTATAGTTCAATATGTTTGGCGTCTATGTACGGGTGGCAGTTGTTACGGATTTCGGTTAGTTGGGCTACTAGTCCTAGTTCGTGTAGGGCGTTTAATGCCCCGCTTGCTTGGCCGTGGTGTAATCCTGTAATGCGTTCTACTTCGGGGCAGATAATCCCCATAGCGCCCGCTTCGGTGACGTGTTCCAATATTTCGCGTCGGCGCTTCGTGGTTATGCCTTCGGCGTCCTCACGTATTGCGCGCGCTTTTGAAGTGTCACTAGTGGCTATGTAGGCGCTTGGCATTGTGTTTATGTTGTTCATTGCGCCATTGCCTCTAAATAGTTGGCGGCCGCTTTGAGGTCGGCGCATAGTTGCCCGTCGTTAAAAGCGTGTTTAGTGGCGTGGTCGCGTAAGTCTTGCGCTAGTTGTTTTAGCGACTTGAACGAATGGATTACTTCGGCGGTTTGGTCCTGAACCTTGGGGTTCGGTCGCCGTGTTACTTCGTTCATTACTTCGGCCCATATTTTTAGCATGGGGTCTAGTGGTTCGGTCATGGTCGGGTTACCTTTCGTCGGGAATGGTGGGGTTACTATAACGCATTGTTTCGGTTACGTGTGTCAATGTCGAATAGTGACCATGGCGCTAGGTCGTAGTTGATTAAAACTTTGTCGCGCCATAGAAAGGCGTAGGTCATACAGTCGCCGCAGGTTTGGGCTTTGTGGGCGCAATTGGCAAGTTTTGTGCGGGTTATACGCGCCCCGTAGGACCATGCCATACTATCGGCGGACGTTAGTAGCCGCCCGTATTTTTTTAGGCCGTTAGTTTTGACGCCGTAACCATGAAGTTTTAAACCCAAACTGGCGAAATATTCAACTATGGCGTAAATGTCGTTGCTTGACTGTCGCCTACAAACGCTACCTAAACCCACTAGGGGTAATTCTTTTAGGTCTATTCCTGCTTTGTCGTACATCTCGTGGTGACGTTTGTAGTCGTCCATTTGCCAACCTTGTAGGACGGGAATTATCGGCGTTTTGGTGCCATATTCTTGTAGTTCTATAAAGTTTTGTACAGTTCGTGTTTGGTGTATTTCAATGCTTAAGCCTGTTTTTTGAATTATCCACGGTTCACACATATAATCCTGCGGTGAAGCCCAAGCAAGGCCGCCTATTTCGTTTGTGTAGCGGTTTATGCGTTCGGCATATTCTTTGACGCCTACTGTCCAAGCGCCATATTTAGATAGTTCGGTGAAACCGCCGCTATCTAGTGACCATAGGCCGGCACTTGGTTTGTGGGTTTTTATTGTTTTAAGTGTCCTATCTGACACGAATAAGGGTTCGGGCGTTCGAGATAGCCAAGACGCTTTATTAGTTCCAATATAGAAACGCATTAGCAGCGGTGGCGAAACTTACGGACGGCGGGAACCTTCGATTTACATACGGAAGTTTTAAGGCCCATACAATTATGGCGTATCGTTCCCCAACCAAACGGACCTACCGGCCATTTCTTAACGCCTGTCTTGGGGTTTACCCAACCCGTAAACGCCACACGTTCGGCTATTTCTACTTGTTTAGCGGGTGACAATTTGCCTATGTCTCGACGGCCCGACCAGTTAAAAGCCGTTTGGCGGTATAGCCCTAAACCGCCCGTGTACGAGCGGGTCGAGTGTTGCCAGTTAGAAGCCGTCTCACATTGCGCCACGCGGTCCCAAAAATAGTCGGGCATTATCGCCCCGTATTTTTTGTGGGTATGTGGGTTTGGTTCTTGGGCTAACGCCACGCTTGGCGATAGCACCACTAGAACGGCCGTAAAGGCCACTAGACGCCTCACATAGCCTCTAACTTTGTAGGGACGCCCCAAGTATCCCACGTGTCCTCACGGGTCGCCATATGGGCGCTAATCACTTGGTTAGTTTTGGGGTCTATAAATACTTGTATAAGTACGTTAGTCCCCGCTTTTAAGTCTTGTGGCACGTAGCCAACTAGGGGTAGATATACAAAAGTTTTGGGCATGGTTTCGCCTTTCGTCGGGTCCTAAAACCCTAGCGAACCTATGCGGCGTTGTGGGGGTAATCCGTTTTAAGCCTTGGTGGGCTTGGGAAGTGAACGCCACGCCGCTTCGAACTTGTCAGGGTCGGACGCCATTTCGGGCGATAATTCTATATGTAACCAATTGGGCGAACCCGGTCGAGAACCTGCGTTATCCGTGGCCGTAAAAACCTTTACGCCTTTTTTGCCTTCACCACGTGAGCAACGGTAACCCGCGCCCCATGTGCCGAAGTTGTACCAATGGATTTCGGCTATACCCATAATTTTAGAGTGTTCGCCTAGTTCGCTTGAGCCTAGAAACCAGTCCCACATTTCGCGGGCTTGGGCTTCGTCTTTGTATTGAATATCTGCGGCCGCCCCCGTCGCGTGTACGGATAGTTGCGGGGGCTTGGCGTTGTTTCTCATGTTTCGTACAACATAGGTCCCTAAGCATTTTGTGTGCCAACGTCGCGCGCATAGGTCTACTAGACGGCGTATGCCGGGTGTTTCTTTACCTGCGTTGTAAGAAGGGTAGTACGGGTACTTTCTCACGGTGTCGGCGGGTCCTTGGGGCGGTCCTTCAACCCGTTACCGGCTAATACGCCAATAAGCCCGCCCGCAAGGGTCATAAGCATAGGCGACAAGACGGCCCACGCTTCCGCGTCGTTTGGTGCTTGTTCTATTGGTTGAACAACCAACAATAAGCCGTATAGCACTGACCCGATAGACATAACAAACGCAACGGTTAGGCCTATGGCTACGGTCATAATTATGCGCGCTTTTATTTGTTCGTTTGTTAGACGTTCTTTACCCACAACGGCTACCCCCTGTTTGGTTTGTTGCCACCACGCCGGGGGCTTTGTTTTTTATGCGTTCGCAATTTACACGAGTACGGTCCGAACACGCGGTAAGTGTGACGGCGATAAGGCTAACTACTAGTAAGCGTTTCATTATTACTTTTTGGCATTTCTGCTATTTCGTCCTTAGTCATGGGTCGCGTAGTAATTTCGCCCGTTTCGACGTTGTAAATAGTAAGCGTATATTCGGGTTCCATTGTTAAGCCTTTCGATAACCCATAAGCGAATAGCGAATAGTTGTAGAACTAGGTACCACTATTACGAGTTGGTCGTAGGAAGTTGTAGGGGTATGCCTGCCACCAATACTTCTTAGATAGACCGTTCCAGACACATTCATGATTTGGGTTCCTGTGTACCACGTTTCTTGCGCTAAGTATGGCGCAAACAAATCGAGAACGCATGAACCCACGCCGTAACAAGTAGTTAGAAACACTTGGTTTGTTGCTGCATAGTTTGAAACTGTGCCATTTTCAAGCAAGCCCCACAAGCCCCAGTTGTATCCAGTCGCAGATGTTGTTGTTCCTATTCTGAACTGTGCAGAGATTTCAGCACCACTGTTGCCGATGGCGTTCATCACCAAACGATAAGAGTCATAGGTAGACGAAAAAGCCCCAGCAATAATCAAAGTGCCAGCCGTTGCTGTTCCTGATGCAACCGTGACTAAACCAGCATTGGCCAAATAGGTATTGGTGTCGCTCGCTGTGAGCACCTCGTTAGTGAATATTTTTGTAGCCATAGTTATTTATCCTAGAAGGTCAGTTCCACCCAAGGTGGATTTGTTGAGAATGAAAAGAGCAGCCCAACGAGCCGACCCCTCAAGGGTTGTGCTCCATCTTTCCGGAGTGACTGCGTGAGAGATGCGTGTTGTCAACATGTCGTTGACAATTGCGTTGCCAGTGGGGGGAGTTACCTGAAGGGTGAATCGGTCAAAGAGCTCAAGGTCAAGGGTGGAAGTCCAAGAGGCGCTAGGTGAGAGGACTACTTCAGTTGGTGACACTTTTGGATAGACCTGCCCACCCCATCCGG